ATTGTATCAACACTATCCGAGATTTCAATACCAATTTGTTCTAAAGTTTTTGGTCTATCTGACCCAGTAACTAAAGACACTTTATTCATATTAATAAAACTTTTAAAAAATGTTTCAAACTCTGGATCAATTCTGCCACGGCTTGGAGTTAAAGTTCCGTCAATATCAAAAATATAATGTTTCATTTATTTCCTTATCCAAAAAAGTCTTCCAGCGTCATCTGATCTTCAACAGTCCATCCGATTGCGTCCAGAATAGGTTTAATAGGTTCAATAAAAGTTTTCTCAAACATTTTATCGTAGTCAATGTATTTATGCAGCTCTAATTCGGTAGGGAGATATTGCGGGAATGCTATAACATTTTGCTTTATTGGATTTGGCATCTTGAGATAAACAAACTTAATCTTCTCACCATTCTGAATTAAACCATATCTTTTGTCCACTGCTTTACTTTTGACCGTATTATTGTATAGAATAGAACCACGAACATGAATTGGACAACCTTTCTTGAAAACGGTCTTTCTATCTATCCAATCTGTAACATTAGTCACACCTCTTGGAAATGATACAGCTTCGGGAGGTAGAGAATTGAATTCACGTCTGAAGTCTGCTATGTATTTCTGAGTGGTAACTTCAGTACCGTTGATTAGAACATCAAAGATTTCTTTGAACTTGTCTCTAACAACCTGAGGTGTCGAAGATTTAACAGCTTCAATACCCATGATCTTGAGTTTAGGTTCTTTGTACTGGACTCCTTCATTATTGTGCACGTTTAAAATATATCTTTTCTTTGCAGTCCAGATAGCTTTATCGGCAATAGCTTCACGTTCCATAACCATTCTGTTATCATAACCATTCATATTATCGAACAGTTTAGCATAAGAGTCAGCTAGGAGTTTTGTGAAGTGCTCCTTACATATTTTGTCCAGTGCTTTAACAGGATCGACTGGCGCCAATTTAGCAATAAGAGGACCAAAATTAATATAGACTGAGTCAGTGTCAATAGCAATAACATAATCTTTCTCCGTTGTGTTTAGAATTTTATTCATTTCTGCATTGATAGCACGTTCGGCCCACAAAATAGAAAGTTGACCAGATAGAGTAATACCTTCGGCCATTCTCATATCAAAATATCTAAAGAACCGATTACCGAGTGCGCCATAAAGACTGTTTAACAAAATCTTAATAGCCATCTGTTGGTTATGAAGTGTATTGATTTCTCTTTCAAGTTCTGCGGTCTTATTCTTCTCATAATCACTCTGCGCTTTTAACATGCGCTGCTTGACTTCTTTGCGTTCTGAATAATACTGAATAATAATTTTAGGGATAATGCCTTGCTTGTCTTTTCGGTATTGAGAACCGTTAGCTGCTACAGCATATTCACTAACAACTTTGTCACAGTTCATATAATGTTCTACGCCATTCTCAAGGGGATAACCACCAACGATTGTTTCTGGAGACATATTATATTGTACAATAAGATTTGGATATAGTGAGTTAAGGTCAAAAGATACAACCCACTCGTGCATACCAACTTTTGGATCTTTTACATAACCACCAGGGTAAGGTAGTTTCTGTTTTTCTGTGATAGGCATGATAACAATCTTTTGACTATTTAGTGAACGATATATGATTGAATCCCATATCGCCGTAGTACCAAATGTATCTGATATATTAACACCAGCACGATAAGCCATAGTTTGTACCAGTTCAATAAGACCCATCTTATCGTCAATGCGTTGAACAAGTTGAACATCTTTAATGTTATAATCAATAAACTTTTGGTGATCTTTTTCATAGAGTGTATGCAAACTACCATGTTCTTCATATGATAATTTCTTCTCGCCAAGAACAGTAAATGCAACATGATTTAATGCATATGACTCTTGGGTTCCATAAGAGTAACCAAACTTTTTAAACAGCTCAAGATAGTCTGCTTGTTGAATACCAACAATTTCATATCCTTGCTGTTCTTTACCCATGATTTTGGTATTGCGTTCATTGACTAAGTTCCAAGGAGACAATCTTTTAACTGCTTCTGGAGAACCAATGCGATACAATCTATTAATAATATATGGTATATCAAAGAACCTACAGTTCCAGCCAGTTACAATATCTGGTCTATTCTCACACCAATATTTATGGAAGCTGGCCATAAGTCCTTGCTCACTATCAAACTTTCTGTAATGAATAAGACAGCCATCCATATTTAATTTTGTTTTCTCGGGATCGTAATCACCACAACCCCACACTTCATAGATGGAAGATTTACTGGACTTGAGAGCAATGGATATAATTGGAAACAATGCTTCTTCTGGTCTAGGGAAACCCTCATCGGAAGCGACTTCTATGTCAAAGTTTACAACATTAACTTGTTTAGGATTAAATTTAATGTTGCCGGGAAACTTATCTGTAATAAACTGTTGAATATAATTGGTCTGACCATACACGCTGAAATCTTTAATATCTTTGTACTGTTCACAAAACTCTTTTGCTTCTGCCATTTTAGGAAAGTTGACTTCTTTTACAGGTGTACCATCTAGGGCTTTGTATTCTGTATTTGTATCTTGAGATCGAATATAAAGTTTAGGGGTGAATTTATATTTTGTTTCTGTAGCAACTCCAGAGTCATTATATCCACGATATAAGATAGAGTTGCCGTAACGATTAACTGATGTGTAAAAAGACAATATATTACTCCGTTATGATATAATCATTATAAACTATTATGACGGTATTGTAAATAGCAAAAGAGGGCCGAAGCCCTCTTTTTATTTTATATGACTTTACAGTCAAATGTTGACTTTGCAATCTGGACGGGAACTCCGCCATTGGTAATACATGCCTCTTTCCAACTTGGTTCATTAAATTTTTGTAATACTGCATAAAACCCAAAGGCAATACATATTACTATTAATGAAGACATTGTTGCAAAAGAGTAAAAGCCTATGCGTTGTACCACTTCTGCACTAAAATGATTCTCAGCCATTAGACTGCGAACATAAGTAACAATGCTGTTAGAAAGGCAAAGATGCCTAATGCTTCTGCAAAAGCAATACCAACAAACATAGTACCAGAGTCAGGCTTCTTGGGCATAACTTTAAGTACACTACCAACAATCATTCCTACTGCGATGGCGGCGCCACCCATTCCGAATGTTGCTAGTCCAGCGCCGATTAGAGCGCCCATTGTTGCGATATCACCTGTCATTACGTACTCTTTCTAGTTCCATCATACACATTTTGGCTGCTTCTATGTTGCCATGTCTTGCCAACTCCGCTGCCGCTCGGCTGTATCCCACTATCAGGAACCAACGTTCGAATGCCGACCACAAGCCAGAGAGTGGCAAGGAGAAAGATATGTTTGTATTGATAGCGGTCATCAGCCCCATCCTTTTAAATTAGGATTATGGTAACTGATAGGAGCCTCAGATCATCTGGCTGATAAAACCTATTCCTTACTGCGGAACGGAGAAATTCGCCATCACCTCTTGCAATTGCATCAATATCACCTCTAGTTAATCCGATGTCTCTTAACTCAGCATCGTTTAACCTTTGAAGTTCACCTCGTGTTTGACGGATATCAGCATTTAGTTTAATGCTGTTCCAGACTGTTTTTAGTATGTTGAGTGGTAACTTAACTGTCTTCGTTAAGTAGTTGTTTGTCATTGTCTGTGTCATTTGAATTCCTCGTTTGACCAATATTGATTTTACGAGGACGCATTTCTTCTGGGATAATATACTGCAACTGAATTGCCAGAATACCGTCTTGAATATCTGCTCCGTTTACATTTACATGTTCAGACAGCCGAAAAGTGCGCTTAAATTTCTTCGTAGAAATACCACGATGAATAAAGTCACGACCTTTAGAAATATGTTCCCCTTTAACAGTCAAAGTTCTATCTTTAACTTCAACGTTAATCTCATCTTTGGAAAACCCAGCAATAGCAAGTTCAATCAAATATTCTGATTCATCTGTCTTAATAATATTGTGGGGTGGGTAATGATCCTGAGCATGTTTGGCCGTCCATTCTAGTTCGTTGAATAGATGGTCAAATCCTACAAAAGATGAGCGAGGGAAGAGTGTGTGTAAGCCTGTCATTGTTATCTCCTTTTGAGCAAGCAAGATTAAATTGTAGCCGGATTATCCGCTCTACAAGTCTATTTATACAAAGTATTAATTTTTAGCTAGTCGGTTATGGAATAGCCGTTATTTATTTCCTATGTTATATTTTGGACACAGTTGCCAATTGGCTTTCTCTTTAAATGGTATAATTTTAATTTGCCTCAATGGTGCTAAACTGAGAGTTTGTCCTCTAGTTTCCATTGTAACCAAACCCCAATCAGACATAAGAGTTGCAATTGTGTTTCGTCTTGATATATCATTCTCATCTAGGTTGGACTTCTTTCCATCCAAGAGGAACAATTCTTTAAAGTGCACGATGAAATATCTTCCTTGTTTATGCAAGATATGGCACGATTGATATAGTTTATTATCTTTTCGGGATGCGACACCGATACGTGTTAAAGTTTCTCTTACTTTAAGGAAGTCATCGGGTTCATTTAATGTAATCTCTAGCATGGTTTGCGGAGACCACTGTACTATTTTAATTTCTTCTTTTTCCACCTTTACTCACCTTCTCTATTATTATCTGTATTTGTTCAGGTGATAATAGAGTTAAGGCTTGACGGGCTTTTTCATTACTATACCCATAATA